TTTGGATTGGTTAATTAAATCTTTAACTTCTGTTCTAGATTCCTCATTCAATCCTTTTCTTTTGGTTAAAGAACGAATTTTCCTCTCATGAGGATAAAATTGGAGACAGGCAGTTTCAGATTCATCACAGTGACAACAGATTTTATCGCCAAGATATTCATTAACCCATATCTTGCGTTTCCTGTAGTTTCTTTGTGAAACCTTCTTTATGGTATCTTTGTATTTCTGATAATGCTCCGACATATAATTATTTATGTGCTGCCAAACCTATAAAAACTAGTCTGGAAAGATGCGTTTTTATAAATATAATTGAAATTTGAGGATAACCTTAGATTATTAAATCCATAAAGGAGAAACAGAGATGGCATTTCAACTATCCCCTGGCGTGCTCGTCAAAGAGATTGATCTGACCAATATTGTTCCTGCTGTTGCAACCTCAATTGGTGCGATCGCTGCTGGATTCCCACAGGGGCCAGTAGAAGAGATCATCCCAATCGGTTCAGAACAGGAATTGGTTAATTTCTTTGGTAAACCCAACTCAGATAACTTTGAGACATGGTTTACTGCCGCCAACTTCTTGCAATACGGAAACGCTCTTCGTGTAGTGCGTGCTGACACAGCCGCAGTCAATGCTACCGCAGACGGTTCTGGATTGAAGATCAAGAATGATGACGATTATGATAACAACTACGCCGCTGGACAAGGTTCTGTAGGTTCTTGGGCTGCAAAGTTCCCAGGCACATATGGTAACTCACTCGGTGTATCTGTTTGTGCAAGTGCAGACGGTTATGAACAAACTGCTGCCGCAACTGTAGACGGTGCCCACAGTGCTGGTGCAACTACTCTTTCAGTCACAGACGGAACAGACTTTAATGTCAATGACATTATTTACCTACAAGAAACTGACGGACAACAGTATGAAGTTACTGCAATTGCAGTTAATGACCTTACTATTCGTCAACTTGACAACCCTAACGGTGGTGGACTAAAATCTGCAATGTCTGGTGGCGAAGCAATTCGCAGACGCTGGAGATTCTACGACTTGTTTGATGCTGCTCCTGGCACATCAACATGGGCTGCAGACAGAAACCTTACTGGTGACGAAATCCATGTCGTAGTATACGACAGAGATGGTGGAATCACTGGTTATGATGCTGATCTTGCTGGACAGAGAACTACTGCTGTTCTTGAAACATTCCCATTTGCATCACAGGCAAACACTGCAAAGACACCACAAGGTGGTTCGGCATTCTATGCGAATGTTGTTAATGTCGGTTCAATGTATGTTCGTTGGATGGATCACCCAACATCACTAACAGACGCTGGAACACAGATTGCATCTGGTGGAACATATACTGTTGCTGCAAATGAGGCAGGCGTTATCACTGATGTTCTTGCTGGTGGAACAGACGACACCCCAACAATCGGTGAACTTGATATTGCATATCAGTTGTTCGCAGATACAGACACAGTTGATGTGAACCTAGTTATGGCGGGAACTTGTCCTGCTTCAACAGACGGTATTACACACGCAACTATGATTGTTGACCTATGTGAGGCCCGTAAGGACTGTGTAGGTTTCATCTCTCCTCGTAGAGAAGATGTTGTTGGTGTAACTACTGGTGCTGCACAGACAACCAATGTTGTTGGTTTCTTCAATAACCTTGCAAGTTCGTCTTATGTAGTATTTGACTCTGGTTACAAGTATATGTATGACAAGTATAACGATGTATATCGTTATGTTCCATTGAATGGTGACATTGCTGGACTTGCTGCAAATACTGACAATGTGGCGGAGCCTTGGTTCTCCCCTGCTGGTTACAACAGAGGACAGATTCGTGGTGCAGTTAAACTTGCGTTTAACCCAACTAAGGCACAGAGAGATATTCTCTATCCTGCTAGAATCAACCCTGTAATGACACAGCCTGGACAAGGAACTGTATTGTTCGGTGACAAGACTGCATTGGCAAGACCTTCTGCATTCGATAGAATCAATGTTCGTAGATTGTTCATTGTTCTTGAAAAGGCAATTGCGACTGCTGCCAAGTATCAACTCTTTGAGTTTAACGATGAGTTCACTCGTGCTATGTTCAGAAACATGGTTGAACCATTCTTGAGAGATGTTCAAGGACGCAGAGGTATTACAGACTTCTCTGTTGTTGCAGATGAGACTAATAATACTGGTGAAGTAATTGATAGAAATGAGTTTGTTGCAGACATCTACATCAAACCTGCTCGTTCAATTAACTTTATTACACTTAACTTCATTGCTGTTAGAACTGGTGTTTCTTTCAGTGAGATTGGCGGGTAAGGAGAAAAAAAATGGCTAATATTGACCAATTCAAAGCAATCCTATCCGGCGGTGGTGCTCGTGCTAACCAGTTCAGAATCACACTTGGTTCTCCTGGCGCAATCGCAACTGGACTAGATGCCTTCACAGGTTCTTTCCTAGTTAAGACTGCAAGTATGCCTGGCCAGACTATTACTGACATTCCAGTGAACTATAGAGGTCGTATCCTCTACATCGCTGGTGACAGAACATTCGAGCCATGGACTACAACCATCCTTAACGACACGGATTTCGGTTTAAGAAATGCGATGGAAAGATGGATGAGTGGTATCAACGATCTGGAAACAAGTCGTGGACAAACAAATATCAGTGGTTATGTTGCTGATATGGTTATCGAACAGTTGGATAGAGATAACAATATACTAAAGTCATACATTCTAAAAGATTGTTGGCCAACTTCTGTTGGTTCAATCGAATTGAACTATGACACAGTAAGTGATATTGAAACCTTTGATGTGACATGGAGATACACTTCATTCACAGCGAGTTCTGTATAATCCAGTTTTTTAATCCGACTAAATAGTTGGGTAAAAACTAGGAGACTTATAGTATGGCTGAACTTTTTGGTTTCAGAATCACAAGGGCGAAACAGAGTGGGAGCAGTGATGGATTCACTGCTCCCTCTACTGACGACGGCACTCTTGACATTGTATCAGGCGGTGGACTTTATGCGTCTATCCTTGATATGGATGGTCGAGACAGAAATGAACTTGACTTAATTCGTAGATATAGAGATATTGCACAACAACCAGAGTGTGATAGTGCGGT